TCAATGTTCTTCTTACCGTAAAGGTCCCATAAATAGCAATCTCGGCAAGATTCCTTTTTGTACTTATGGTGCCGAACGCTACCTTTGAAGAGAGAGTCGATCCACTTGATTAGAGCCTCGTTGGTATTGTTGATCTTGATGTAGGGTGCGAAGGCTTGTCCCGAATTATCTCGGATGCCAACACAACCCTCAGTATCAATGATGCCCGCGAGGTAGGCGGATGATTCTCTTGAGTTGAGAGTACGGGTATCAATAGTCAAGTGGTTCAAGCTATTATCTTCTTGAGCCTGTCTTGCTATGGCCATACGCTCATCTTGACAGAATCTATCTTCGAGAGACATGTAGTTCAAGACTGTCTGAGCAGCCTGCTTTTTGATGAGAAGATAAGGCATCAGGTCAGTCAGCAGAGTGGTTACCGCTTTCTTTCCGTTTATCCTCAAGTGAAACATCTTTTGGTTGACTCCGTTGTTGTATCCGTGGAGATTGCCGCCAAAGTGATGCTGAATCCACTTGCAAAGTTTTCGGCTTGTCATACCCACTGCGATATGCGGCTGAAAACTGTATCCATCCCAGTCCTTGCGGCGGATAATAGTAATGCTGATTGATCCATCTCCGTCAATTACACCTGCAAGGAAAGCGAGCTTTGATGATTTCGTCATTTGAAGCAGTTACCTCCGGATTGTCTTTCATTAACTTAGATGCTTTTCAGGGCAAAAAGGACAAAAGATTTTCCCGGATTTGGGCAGATTTTTCAACCACTGGTTAATTAATGGTTGCAAGTATCTTGGTGGTGGACTCGGAAATCGGGGAGCCTACAGTACCTTCACTCTGCTGGTTGGTGTTGGCGGCCAGAAGTGCGTAGGTGAAGAACTGAACCTGATTTCCCTGACGTAGGCCGAGGGGCTTCTTCTTGGTCATGCTCAAGAATGGCGTCTGGGCCTTGAGGTTAGCAATAGCTTCCCGCTCGTACTTGATTGCCTGGAGCTGGGGAAGGTTACCGCTGGTGAGGATTGATGCGGGAGAGTATCCCATTGTTTGGTGTTCCTAAAAGTAAATCGGTTTCTAGCGCCGACTTGCAATGTAGGCCCGCCGTTGATCAGCGATTGCTTTGTCTATATCCTCGGTTGACCATGTATTGAAGTCTTGGTCTGTGGGCGGCGTTGGTTCAGGAATACGAGTCTGGGTGACCTCGCTGGATCTGATTCCTAAGCCCGCTCGCGGTCGTGTCTGAGTCTGGACAATCCGTCCGGTGTTCTCTTTTGGTTCTGGTGCTGGGGTATTCTCTGGAGGGCGTGGAGCTTTGATGAGCAATCCGGCTTCAGTCAGTTCCTCGTACGCTTCTTCCAAATTCGATGCGGTGTAGTGGCCGGCGATTACCAGAGCTTCTAGGATCTGGCTTTCGTCTCCTACTCTACGTCCGCGTCTAAGCTTGTGTTTGGCCAGATAGGTGATCAGGCTGTTGAAGTTTTCGTAGTGTTGGTCGGGGTAGTAGCCGGGGCACGCTGCGAGGAATTCTTTGTTGACCGATTCCATCTCTAGCGCGTTTGAGGCTGCCTGACCTTTGTCCACTTTCTGGACAAGTGCGTCTACGGCCTGACCAGTACGCTTCTCAAACCACGTATCGAGTGCTTTGTCGGGGTCGGACTCCATTAGAGTTTTGATCTCGAACACTTCGTCAGCGGTGAGTTTGCGGCCTGTCTGTCGTTCCACCTGTTGTACGGTGGGTGCTTCCTCTACGGTGCCAAGTTTGATCTTCTTGTTCTGCTCGCGGATCTTTTTAGTGGCGTTGAGTTGGGCCACCATCAGATTCTTGAGGAGTTCGTTCTTGGTCTTGCCGTAGAAAACTTGGGTGGAACCATAACCGATGTCTACAGTGCCTTTCCAGCCTTTTGAGGATTTTTCAATTCGGATACTTGAACCGTCAGGGTTTTCAATTACCTCGGGTTCGTCCGGTTCTACTTCCTGCACATACTGGGGTTGGGGCGCGACTGGTTCAGGTTCTGGTTCGGGAATATTTGTGATGACCTGCGGGTTTAGGTCGGGGGCGATCATCGCCTGTGGTTCTTCGATTGGGTCGCCCTTGTCGGACTTCAAAAGGGGAGTGCTAAATTCGTCGTCGATCCAGAGGTTATTGTCTACTGTTTCTGCTGCCATGTTTCACTATCTCCTCTTGCAATCCGGCAAGTTCGGATGATTTTTGTCCATTTTCTGGACGGTTGTAAGCTTTTGTGCTGTGCGTCTACAAGCTAAATCTGCTGCGAAGCCTTCAACGTTTGTTTCAACGCCTCCGGCATTTCATACGAAGCCGCTACTGCCGTGTCGACATCTTCTTTGAACAGTTTGTTCTGCTGGACCAATGCACTAGCCGCTGCATGTGCCGTCATTACCGCTGGGTCGCCGGGGGTCAAACCTAATAGGTCCTCCACGGCCACATCCGCATATCGTTGAAGTGTGTCCAGTACAATCTGCCACGCTTCTGTGTGTACGATATTTCGGAGTTCTTGGCCCCGCTTCCACTGCTCAATTGCAAGCATGTCTTCTTCGGGGAGGATGCTACCTTGTGGTTCGTTTATCATTAGAGTCCGTTTTCAGCACCGGGGACTGCAGTGCCTAATGCACTAGCTTTGAACTGTTCGCGTAGTACGTCGCGGGCAGCTCTCGCCGTGTTTTCTTCATCCGCGAGTTGCTGTTGGTGCTGGAACTTTTGGTCTTCTAGCGCCGCTTGGCCTTGTAGTTTGCCTTGCTGCGCTCCCTGCTGAAGTTGCTGTTGTCGGGCAACATCGTCCGGGGTCATCGGGACAATGACATCTTTCTCATTGTGCCAGTCTGATACTTCGAACTGCATCCTGATGATCTCTTCGAGGTTGATCTTCTTACCCGAGATAGCCAGTTGGTTTTCTGTCTGCTGGTTCGTGAGGAACTGGGTAAGGATCGGCAATGCTTGAGCCATGTTGCGGCGGGTCTGCATCTTGGCTCCCGCGTTGATCGAGAACTTCACACGGGCGTTCAGAAGTTCGATGAGGTCGCCGCCATTCTGCAGGTACTCGTGTTCTAACTCATCGTTCAGGATGTACTGAAGCTGAGACACAGGCAACATGGCCCTGTTCATTTCGTACATTTCGTAAAGGAAAGGAACTATAACTTGGTTCGAGAGTTTTTCGATGAAGTCGGAGATTCGGTTGCCGGAACCCGCAGCGATGAGGTTGGCCCCAGCCGCAGATCTTGCAAGGTTGGAATGTCCTGTGTCACCGGCAAGACCTTGGGAAGCCGCTTCGTTTGCGCCAGAGACTTGTTCTGCGCGGCCTTGCGAGAGGATGAGGTGTTGTTGCGCCTCGGGGACTGCTGGGGTGCGAGCGAGCGGTTGGAACCCATCCTTATCGTCTACCTCGATAATCTTGCCTGGAGCTATGCGGATGTTTTGGGTCGGGATGGATTTCCCCTTGACCCGGATGTAGACACCGTTGAGGTTTAGGCTGGCTTGATCGAGCCACAGGTTCGTGATTCCGCTTTGGAGTCTTTGTTCCGCCCCAATAGTGCGCCCGATGCCTAAGCCATAAAATGCTTCCGGTACATCCCACCACCCTACAGAGAAGAATGGAATCTTTCCGTAGGGGTTTTTCACGTTGCATAAAACTAGCTTTTTCTGGAGGACGACTATATAAGTATCGTTGTCCCATCTCTCCAGAATTTCGAGCGGTTCCTCGAACGGGTTGATTGTAGTCTCGTCGTATCGAGGTTCGGCCCTTACATCCCACAGTGCGTTTCGTCCGTCAGTTTCGGCGATGTTCGTTTCAACTGGCTCCTTCGCGGGAAGGAACAATTCGAGCAGTTTCTCTCGGGATGGGATTTTAAAGTCGGGTCGGTCGCGCAGCTTATCAAGATCGTTCCACGTCATGTACATGCGGTGGATAACGTACTTGGCTTTGCGGATATCTGGTACGTTCAGGCCGGGATCGACCAACACATGTTTCAGATTGACAATATGTTCGAAGGTTGGTCGGTCGATTACTTCTTCCAGAACCTCTTCTTCGATTTCATCATCTGTGATCTGTGTAGGGGGTGCGCCGGGGACAGTCGATGGAATGTTTACAGTCGGGTTCTTCCGCTTGTAGACTGTCCGCTCTTTGGTGAACTTCTCCCAACCCCACTTGTAGATTCCTGTTCCGAATAGGATTGTGTTGGTCGTGCCTAGTCGGATCTCTTCGCGGAAGTTGATGTCTTCAAGCTGATAGGCAAGAAGTGCTTGGATCGCTCGGGCAGCCTGTGCGGTTGTTCCCGCTCTCTCTTCAATGGCAAAGGGAGGGTTCTCAGAGAATAAACCATTCACAATCTGCGGGGTCAATGCATTAGTCGCCGTGGCCACTGTGAACATAGGTACACTTGCAGCGGCGACACCGGTCCCCGGCCAGGTGCGCGGAGTTTCGGGAGATTGATAGAGTATGGACGACCCAGAGTTCTGGAGTATCCACATCTTTGTGTTTTCCCAATTTTCGGCGCGTTCCGCATCCTGAACCACGAGCTTGACAGCCGGGTCCTCCCCCCAAACACCAGTGGATAGAAATGATCTAGCCTCAGTTGGTGTTATGGGGAGGTGCGATTGGGGTGCTTCAGGTAGGGTTGCCAAGTATATAACCTAGTTCAGAAAATAGGGGTAGTCGCGGTATACAAAACGTATACAGTTAGAGATATGTAATGACGTTTTGTTACTTCTTCTGGTCGGGCGAGGAGTGCTCACCATCGCCGAAGTCAACCGAGACGCCGGTGCCTACTGAAGTACCAGCCTCGTTGCTATTCGAGGAAACTTTGAAGTTGGCCGAGACTTTGGCGCTGCGGTCGGTCGGGACTGGGGTGCCGTAGCCTTTACCTTCGCCGTCATCTTCCGTGTGGCGCGGTCCCATCTGGGTGTCGGACTGTTTCAGAAGCTGATCCATACCTTCTTCGCCAGAGCCTTCAGCGGGAACTTTGACTTTCCAGTCGCTGCCTTTTGCGTCGTAGGGGTTGGTCTGGTTTTTGCCTAGTGAAACAAGCTGATCCTTGCCTGCCATGTCTTTATCCATCTTTGCCATTGTGTGTTTCCTTAATTAAAGTTTTGAAATGAAACTCTTAATAGGTCGAAACCCTATTCAAACTTGTTTGTCCATTATCTGGACAGATGCTTGTAGAACCTAATACCAGCTTTGTACAGCCTTGATCGTTCGAATGTGGGTCGCGGCAAACCAGTTATTTTCGTCAGATGTCTTGTCATCGATAGAGTGATGTCGAGAATTACATTGGCCACCCATATCCTGATAGGCATTTGCAATCGGTAGTAATCGTGGTCGGCAACGTCAAGAAGGACTCCCGGATAAACTACGCTCAATGGTTTACTCTTCTTCGCGCTTGACTTCAAGACATCCGAGATTGAGGAATTAGTGATCATATGGACTATCCGTATATACCGGCCCCCAAAATATTGTTCAAACCAGTAGGTGTTTCTTCTTCAGTGAATTCTTCCTGAAATTGCATGTCTTCGGTGAACTGTGGTGTGGGTTCAGGCATTCCGTAGCCAGCACGTCCGAACTGGTCCCCGTCACAGAAAATAATATTCCAGAGTGGGTCCGACCTAGTCATCATCGCTTCATTGTTCTCGATGATCGCCACAGTAGCTCGCGGCATATACCGTGTCTGCATACTGATTACGTCTGGGATATCGTCGTGGTGGTGGCTGGTCAAACACTTTTCAAACTCTGTGTAGAGCAGGTCCATTGGGTG